CACTGCGCACATAACCATCGCTGGAAAGGCAAAGTATTTGGGATCGTACCTAACCGCAAATGCAGCCCACCAAGCCTATTTGGAAGAAAAAAGAAAGGCGCATCGCGGATGCACGATATGAACAACACACCACGCCTGCAAGGAGCCATTGAAATCATCCGCCAGGTGATCATCGCTATCGGCCCAGCACCCGCTCGCGACATCGAGCGCCACCCGGACACCGTGGCCGCCTGCCGCAGCAGCAAGACCAAGGCGCGCAGGCACATCGAGCGGCTGCACCAGTTGGGCAAGGTCAAGAGCTGCGGGAGCTTGCAGCAGCCGAAGTATTGGGTGGAGTGAGCGACGTTGACTCCGAAGAAAACCCCGTTGCAATTGGCAGATTGTCAATTCAACGGGGTTTTCTCATGGCATCACCGTCGCGCAAGAGTGCGGCATCGACAGCAACTGCACTCACTCCTAAGCAAGAGCGGTTTGTTGCCGAGTACCTTGTCGATCTCAATGCCGCCCAGGCCGCCATTCGCGCCGGGTACAGCCCCAAGACAGCAAAAGAGCAGGGCGCCCGCCTGTTAACGAATGCTCACATTCAGCGCGCCGTCCAAGAGCGCCGCAAGGAGCACCAGGCGAACACCGGACTGACCGTAGAGCGGGTACTGGCCGAGGCCATGCGCCTTGCGTTCTTTGACATCCGCAAACTGACCGACGCAGAAGGCAACCCCATCCCCATTAACCAGCTGGACGACGACACGGCTGCAGCCATTCAGGGCCTTGAGCTGGCCACCGAGCGTATGCGCGGCGATGAGGGAGGCGCGGAAACCGTGGTGCGCAAATACAAGATCGCAGACAAGAACGCAGCGGTGGAACGCCTCTTCAAGCATCTGGGCCTGTTCCAGAAGGACAACGACCAGAACAATCCAGCGAAGGCCTTGCAGGCTCTCATGGACATGGTGGACGGCTCCAAGTTGCCATTGGCAGGGAAGCCTAAGCAGTGAGCGCCATGGCTGCTGAGGAAGTTGTCACAGTGGAGCGGCTGCGCCCGGAGTTGTGGCGCGATCCGTGGTGGCGCATCTGCACTCTGTACCACATCGTCAACGAGCGCAATCAGGTGGTGAAGTTCTCCCCGAATGCGGAGCAGGCGGATCTTTACCACTCTCTGCACACGCGCAACCTGATTCTCAAGGCCCGCCAGCTAGGATTCACCACGCTGATCTGCATCCTGGCGCTTGACCAGTGCTTGTTCAACAAGAATTTCAGCGCCGGCATCATCGCGCACAACCGTGAGGACGCGGAAAAGTTCTTCCGCACCAAGGTGATCTACGCCTACGACCGGATGCCAGAGGCTGTGCGCCAGGCGGTGTCGGTGGTAAAGAAAACCGAGTCGCAGGTGACTTTCAGCAATGGCTCGACGTTGTACGTGTCCACATCCTTCCGGGGCGGAACGCTGCAGCTGCTGCACGTCAGCGAGTTCGGCAAGATCTGTCGCAAGTACCCAGAGAAGGCAAAGGAAATCGTCACTGGCGCATTCGAGTCTGTGGCGGCCGGGAACATGCTGTTTGTGGAGTCCACCGCCGAGGGCATGGGTGGCTACTTCTACGACTACTCAATGGATGCGCTCAAGCTGGCCCGTGAGGATGCGCCGCTGTCCGCGCTGGACTGGAAGCTGCACTTTTACCCATGGTACGCCAAGGACGCCTATGTGCTGCCAGCCGATGGCATAGCCGTCAGCGACAAGCAGCAGCAGTATTTCCGCGATCTGGAGGCCAAGAACGGCATCAAGCTCACACGGGAGCAGAAAGCCTGGTGGGTCAAGAAGAAGTCCCAGCTCATGAACGACATGGGCCGTGAGTACCCGGGCACGCCCGAGGAAGCATTCGAGCAAGCCATTGACGGCGCCATCTACGGCGAGCAGATGACGCGCATCCGCGAGCTGGGGCGCATCACCGAGGTGCCTTTCACTGCCGGCGTTCCGGTCAACACGTTCTGGGACTTTGGGGTGGGCGACGCCAATGCCATCTGGCTGCACCAGCGCGTCGGCCTGCAAAACCGCTGGCTGCGCTACATGCAGGACCACCACAAGGGCCTGGAGCACTACTGGCGCTGGCTCAAGACCTGGGCCGACGAACACGGCGCCATCTTCGGCAAGCACTACCTGCCGCACGACGCGGAGCAGAGCATTCAGGGCGAGCAGGTCACGAATCGATCGGAGATCCTGGACAAGCTGGGCATGAAGGTCAGTTCTCAGGTGATTGTCCCCCGGGTGCTATCGCTGGACATTGGCATCGACCTGACGCGCCGCGCGCTGGTGTCGGACAACTGGTTTGACCGCGAAGGCTGCGCCGAAGGCATCAAGTGCCTTGACGCCTACCAGTTTGAGTGGGACGAAAAGCTGGGCCGCTGGAAAGACAACCCACTGCATAACTGGGCATCTCACGGCGCAGACGCCTGGCGCCAGTTCGCCCAGGGCTACAAGCCTGGCGGCGATGTCAGTGAGTCGCTGTCCTCATTCAAGAACCGAAAACGCAGCTGGAGATAGAGCCGTGCACCTTTCCCCCGTCCTGAGCCCGAGCGGCGCGCCCATGTTCTCCGTGGGCGGCAACCAAGCCTACAAAACCGCCGTGAAGCATGGCTACGTGGTCAGCCTGGAGTGGATTCGCCTGGGCAAGCACACCCGTGCCGCGATGTGCATCTGGCCTGCCAGCAACGTCTTCGTGACCGGCGAGGGGCAGGGCATCTGGACGATCACCCGCAACTGCATCACCGACTTCGTGGGTTTCAACCGCGACAACAAGTGCACGGGCGGCCCATCGGCACACTGTTTCCGCGAGGCGCGCGAGGCCATGCCGCTGCTGGGCAAGGACGTGAACGACAAGGCCGCGCTGCATGAGCTGGTGGACGTGGTGGTGACGTTCGCACCCGAGCTGGTGCTGATGCCTGCTACGCCAAAGCACATCAAACAAGCCCTGGACACGCCCGCGATGTGGGAAGTGACTGCAACCAACAAGGACACCGGCAAGGTGCTCAACGAGGCCGAAGTATGAAACCCACCAATCTCGACACCAGCCCTGCAGCAGCACAGGAGCGACACGATAAGCGCCGAGCGTGGTTCCTGGCCGAGGCTTCGCGCCAGTCGGCCAACCGGGCCATGATGGCCAAGTGCGAGGCGTTTTATGACGGCAACCAGTACGAGTTCGAGGATGCCGAGGCCCTGCGCGCCCGTGGCCAGCCTGTGGTGGTTTACAACGAGGTAAAGCCCACAATTGACTGGCTGATCGGCACCGAGCGCAAGACGCGCGTGGACTTTCTGGTGGTGGCCGACGACGAGGGCGAGGAGGCCGACAACGACGCCTCGCTCAAGACCAAGCTGCTCAAGTACCTGGACGAGACGAACCGGGCCAGCTTTGAGCGCAGCTACGCGGCCGAGGATGCGTTCAAGGCGGGGATTGGCTGGATTGAAGTGGGCCTGCGCGGTGACAAGAGCGGTGCGCCGGTCTACATCGGTGCGGAGTCATGGCGCAATGTGCTGTGGGACTCGATGGCCACCAAACGTGACCTGAGCGACGCCCGCTACCTGTTTCGCATCAAGGTGGTGGATCTGGACGTTGCCATCGCGCTGTTTCCGGACAAGAAAGACAAGCTGGAGGCCTGCGCACAGAACGGCGACGATGCCGAGATCCTGCGCAACTGGCTGGGCACCGGGCTGATTGCCGGGCTGGACGCATTCAGCAGCCAGGATGACAAGCTGGACTACCTGACGGCCAAGCCGGTGGATATGTTCAACACCCGCGAGCGCGTGCTGCTGCTGGAGTGCTGGAGCCGCGAGCCTTTCCACAACAAGGAACCCGGCCCGTTTGGCATTGCCGACCCGATGACATGGCGAATCATGTGTTCGATCATGACGGAGAAGGACACGCTGATCGAGTCATGGAGCCCGTTCAAGCACGACCGGTTCCCGTTCATTCCCTACTGGGCGTACCGCAACAAGCGCACCGGCCTGCCGTATAGCCCAATCTGCCAACTGATGGGACCGCAGGAAGCGCTGAACCATCGCATGAGCCGCAGCCTGTACGAAGCGAGCGCGAATCAGCTGCTGATGGAAGAGGACGCATTCAATGCAGAGGTAATGGACATTGACGAGATCCGCGCGGAGTTGGATGACCCGCACGGAACGGCAGTGTTCGCACGGGGTGCGCTGGCCGGGAACAAAGTGCGCGACCGTGACAACAAACAGGCGGCGCAGTTCCAGCTGAACTTGGCGCAGTACGACCTGAATGCGATCCGCCAGATGTCTGGCGTGACTGGCGAGAACCGGGGCCTGGACACCAACGCGACCAGCGGCCGGGCCGTGCTGGCAAAACAGGAGCAGGGCAGCCTCATCACCATGGAGTTGTTCGACAACCTGCTGTTTGCTCGCCAGATGGAAGGCGAGATGGCCCTGAGCCTGTCCGAGCAGTTCATTACCCAGCCCATGACCGTGCGCACCAGCGGCGACAACGGGCGCAATGAGTACACGCGCATCAATGACCCGCAGCCAGACGGCACCTACCTGAACGACATCACCCAGCGCCAGGCGCACTTCACGGTGGGCGAGCAGGCATGGAAGCAGAGCTTTGCCGAGGCGGCGTTTGAGCAGCTGATGCAGGTGATGACCCAGCTGGCCAGCGCTGCGCCGCAAATCGTGGTGAACCTGTTGGACGTGATTTTCGAGATGCACCCGAACCTGCCACGCAAGCAGGCGATATTGAAGCGCATCCGGTCAGTGAATGGCCAGGCCGACGACAGCGGAAAGATGACGCCCGAGCAGCAAGCCGAGATGCAGCAGAAGCAGCAGATGGCCCAGGCCCAGTTTGAAGCCCAGATGGCGCAGCTCCAAGCGCAGATCCGCGAAGCCCAGGCCAAGGGTGAGAAGCTGGAAGCCGACGCCATGGCCAAGCGCCTGGAGGGGCTGTACCTGTCGGCCCAGGCTGCGCAGGTGCTGGCGATGGCGCCGCAGATCACGCCCGTGGCTGACGAGTTGCTCAAGTCGGTGGGCTTCAAGGACATGAACGGCCCCGGTGTGATTGACCCGGCCGCAATGCCACCGCAACCTGTTGCGCAACCCCAACCGCAACCTGTTGCGCCAGAGCCCATCCCCGAGATGCAGCAGATGGACGGAGCCATGGTGGGCAGCCAGACGCCGATGGCCGATGGTGTGGAGCAGAGCCTGATGCAGCAACAATTTTCCCAACCCATCCCGCAGGAGTGAGAACCATGAGCACACCCGAAGACCTCAAAGCCCTTGAAGCCATCGCAGCCGCCGAGGCGGCCGGCCAAGATCCGTTTGGCGATGACGAGCCTCTTGAGACTCCAGCCGAAGACGGCGCAGACGAGTCGCAGGCACAGGACGAAAACGAGCAAGAGCAGACCGCAGCCGATGCTCCGACCGCCGATGCGCCAGCCGCAGAAGCCGCGCAGCAAGAACCTGAGCCTGAGCCTGAGCCAGCCGCCCTGCCAGCGTACAAGGCGGAATTGCCCGCCGACCACAAGGCGCAGAGGACGGAACTACTCCAGGCCAAGGCCGACGCCATGCGCAAGCTGATGGATGGCGAGATGACGGCCGAAGAGTTTGCCACCGAAGAGATGCGCGTGACAGAGGCGCTGGAGGACCTGGCCGCAGCCCGCATCCGCGCCGAAACGCTGCAGGAAGCAAACGCTCAATCGCAGCAGGCGTACCAGGCTCGCACGATCCAGCGCCTTATTGCAAAGACCAAGGCCGAGGTGGACTATGCCGCGGATGCCACCGCGCAAAAGCAGTTCGACACGTCTTTGCAGGTGCTGGCAGCCCAACCCGACAACGCGGGCAAAGACTTTGCAGACCTGATCGAGGACGCGCACAAGATGGTCAAGGCCATGCGTGGTGTGCAGACTCCAGTCAAGGCGCCCGCAGCCGACCGCAGGCCCGCTGGCGATGTGCCCGTGACGCTGCGCAGCCTGCCCAGTGCGTCCACGCCGAACACGGGTGGGGTGATCGAGCAGATTGCACGCCTCAAGGGGCCAGCCTACGAGGCCGCCTACGCCAAGTTGACCCCCGCACAGCAAGCGGCACTGCTGGACGAGTGATGGCACAAAACCGCCCGGGTCTGGTCGTTGAAATCCGCGAGGGCGAATCTGTTTGCCTGCGCGGAATCAATGGCGTTGACTCCGAAAAAATTGTGCTAATACTCGAATCCAAAGTTGGGCGCAAGGCCCGCGTGCGTATTCAGGCAAGCCCTTCCGTGAGGGTGGGCAAGCCCGAAGGCAGGCGGCGAACTGAGCCAGCTTTGTAAGGCCCTGGCAGTCCCGCTGGGGGTTTTTCGGCGCGCAGGAGTGCGTCACTGTGCTGGACAAGGAGTAACACATGAGCCGCACGACAATTTTGCCGAACGACCCGAACAAGCGTAAAGCCTGGGCAGCGGCAGTAGCTAACGACGCTGCGCAGGAGCAGTATTTCGCCCGCCTGGTGGGTGAAGAAGGTTCCCGCTCTGCCGTCATCAAGAAAACCGAACTGGAAAAGGGTTCGGGCGACGAAGTGACGACCGCACTGGTGGCCAAGCTGCGTGGAGCACCCATCACCGAAGGCCAGAAGCTGGCGGGCCAGGAGTTCAAGCTGCAGCATGCCGCACACACCATGCGCATCAACGAGTTCCGCCACGGCGTGAACGTCGGTGCGCGCATCGAGCAGTCGCGCGTGGGCTACAACCTCAAGAAGCAGGGCCGCGAGAAGCTGACCGAGTACATCAAAGAACTGTACGAGCAGGTCATCGTGACCGCCGCATCCGGCGCACGTGGTGTGGGCGATGAAATCAGCCACTTCGGCACGGATTACGCAGGCTACCCTAACGCCCTGCGTGCACCGGATGCGGCCCACCTGTTTGTCGGCGCGGCTGGCGACAAGGCCAAGGCCACGCTGGTGGCGGGCGACAAGCTCTCCCTGGCCACGGTGAACAAGTTGCGCACCAAGGCCAAGAAGATGCTGGGCGGCAAGGATAAGCCGGTGAAGATGACTCCCATCCGCAAGGGTGGCAAGGAATGCTTTGTGCTGGCGGTGCTGCCCGAGGTGATGCAGGACATCCGCGACGACGTGGGCGCACAAGGCTGGTTCGAGGCCCAGAAGGCCCTGACCGCAGCTGTGGGCAAGGAGTCGGAAATCTTCAAGGGCGGCGCCGGCATGTTCAATGGCGTGCTGATTGACGAAATGGAAGTCGGTGTGAAGTTCGGCGACTACGGCTCTGGTGGCAACGTGCCCGCAGCCCGCTCGCTGTTCATGGGCGCCAACGCCGTTTCCATCGCGCACGGCACCAAGGGCATGGCCGATGGTATGTCCGTGAGTCTGGATGAGGACATGGACGACCGCAAGCACGATCACATCCTGTTCTTCGAGATGATTTTCGGCGCGGACAAGTCGCAGTTCGACGGCATGGACTACGGCCAGATCACTGTGGACACGGCATTCACCGCCGCTGTCTAAAGCAACCCCACATCAAGGAGTACCAACATGGCCCTGAAACAATCCAAACAGGTGCTGGCGGGTCTGCCGACCCCCACCGCTACCGAAGCCGCTTGCCTGGTCCCTGTGACCGGCGAGTACGTGACCGTGACCGGCGATGCCATCAATGACATCGTGGAGTTCGGCGCGATCCCGCAGAACTGCGTGCCCGTGGATTTGATCGTGGACAACGGCGTCCTGGGCGCTTCGGCCACTCTCGATGCTGGCGTCATCAGTGGCGCTTATGCCAAGGCCGACAACGCACGCACCATGGGCAGCGAGTTCTTCGCCGCCTCTGCTGCCGCGACGGCCGGCGTCATCCGCCGCTCCAAGAACGTGAATGCCATTGCATCCGACGCTTCCGAGCGCGGCTGGGGCATCAAGTTCCTGGGCGCAAACCCTGCCGCAGGCCAGACGATCCGCGCAACGCTGATCTGCCGACCTGTGACTGTAGGCATCGCCTGATGGCCAGCCCGCGCAAAGCCGCCGAGCCTGCGCAGGCGCTGTCTGCAGCCGACCGGGAGAACCCGGAAAAGCTGTCGGGCAGCGACCTGCGCGAGTTGGCCCACCGGCGCGGGTTGGCTCGTTCCGAGGTGGAGCGCATGGACGATGACAAGATCCGCGTTCAGCTGCGCTACCTGACCCACCGCCAGTACGACGATGAAGTGGTCTGACTTCGGCCCCTATGTGTTGCCCCATGTGATTGGGTGTCCCGACCCGACCATGGAGCAGCATGTCCGATTGGCCGCCATCGAGTTCTTCCGGC